CTCCCGGTCCACCAATACCTGAATCGTCGGCGGGTCATCCAGCACCTTGATCGTGAAGAGAATCTCCAGCGCGCCGCCCGCGTGCGGGCTCGTCCAGATGGACCCCTTCCACTTCATCTCATCCCCAGGCACCGGCTCCAACTCGCGCAGTTTATCTTCCCCGATAATCGCCTCGATAATTACCTGCACTGGAGTCGTCGCGGGAAACTCGCGGATGTACTTCCGCCGCCGCCGCTCCACTAGCCACGTCGTCTTTCCATAGACAATCCCCGGCTGGAGGAAAAGATGCGCGCTCTGCTGCACGAGCGGCTCGAGCTTCAACTGGTTCTGCACCTGCCAGTTGAGAACCGTCTCAACCTTGTCCTTGCGGTCTTCGCCCGCCGGCGAATTCGGCACGACGATAATCGGAGGCGTTTGACCGAGAATGGCCTCGGTCAGGCGGGGCTTGTACGTCTCCACGCCCATCATCGTCAGCGGGACATGAAAGTTACTCGCGCCGGGCCACGGGAAGTCCTTGTCAGGCGCCCGGTTGTAGTACTGATCCTCCCACTCCCCCAGCCGCGTCTCCCACTCCTCGCGGTCGCTCATGGCGTTGTAGAAGTCACTCAGCACCCGATTCGACAGATCTTGCTCTTCCTGCTCATCCAACTCCGGCAGAAGTGCCTTCACCAACTCATCGCGAGGCTCTTCCGGCGCCTTCTCGACGGGAATATCCGCCGTTTCCGGCGCGAGGGGCTCAAACAGGTCGCCCCCTATGTCATTCGGCCGCGCAGTGACCGTCACGGGTCAGTTACCGCCCCGGAGGACGCATCGCAGACACTTGCGGGGGCATTCCACCCGGCCGCATGGGCATCTGAGCCGTTCCGGGCAGTCCACCGCCCATCGCAGCCCCCATCGGGGGCCTCGGGGGCATCTGCGGGCCCTGCATCATGCTCCCAGCGCCCGGGCGGCCCATGGCGGCCCGCTGGGCGAGCATCTGAAGCGTCTGCATGAGCTTTTGGCGCATGGCCATCTGCATGGCGGGGTTCTGGGCCTGACTCGGCACCCCAGCCGGCCGCGTCTGCGGGCCTTGGGGCCCCTTCGGGGGCCGCATCGGCGGGCTTGACTTCTTCATGGACTTCTGAGCGGACTTCTTGGGCATGTTGGGCTCCTCTGGACGAACTTACCGTCCCACCCTAGCATATTTCGTGCCAAAAGTCAATCAGATCTTGCTTTTTGGCGCCTTGTCGTACACATCCGCCGGGACTTTGTCCACCGGGCGGCAAATCATCACCACCTCAAACTGCCCGTCGATCTTCACGGTCGTGCGGCGGCAGATCGTTGCCGGGTGCGCGGACGCGGGGGTCACTGCCGCTGGGGTTTCCACCCTCTTACCCTCGGGAATTGCCGCGCAGGCCGTCAAGATAGCCGCCGCTGCCATGACCAACATTGCCGCTCTCATTGCCGCTTCCTTTTTGGTGTCCCGTAGCCGTGGTACTCAACCTCTCGCGCCACGGGAGCCTGATGCCGCTCCGGTCTCCTCAGCCCCAGCGAGCTATACTTACACGTCACCAGATACCTCAGCGCCGCGATCACGTCTGCCCAAGGATGATTGTCCTCCTCGGGCTCATCATGCACCTGGCCACCCTTCCTCGGTGGGTACACATACTTCCCAAGAAACGCCTGCAACATCACCGGGCACTTCATCCCATCCACCAGCAACCCCGGAGTCCCGTCCTGCCGCTCCGCGAGCAACTGATGCACCAGCGTCCGGCCGTCCTTTCTACTCCACCCGAACTCCCACCGTGGAAAGATACTCAGTGCGTTCAAGATCTCCACGTCCCTCGCTTCGTTCTTCTCGCTCGCGGCGCTGCTCACGTGCTGGCCGGCGGGATCACACACATCCTCCCACCCCACGCACATCGGATACTCTCTCACGCACGTATCAATCACCCGCTGAGCGAACATCTTCGTCGTCTCTTCGTGGCCGATGATCTCGCGGAAGATCAGCAGTCGATCCCGCTCGTCAATCTGAGCAATCAAACACGCCGGGGCGTGCCAGCCAAAGTCCCACGCCCTCAACAGCACCTTCCTCCGCCGCCAATCGAGCTCGTTGCTACAGTGCCGGTGCTCCATGAACTCTGGAAACACCCGGGCGCCCTGTGCCACGAACCAATTGATCTCCATTTCCTGCGCCCACTTGTTGGGGTCAGGAAACAGCCTCCGCACCCTCTCGAGCCACTCCTTACCGTGCTCGGTGCTCGGATCCTTGCTCGGGTCAGCGCTGTAGTGCAGCCGCACAGCGGCGAATCCCATCTCGTTCCTCGAGACCGCGAAGCCGTTCACGACTTGATGACCCTCGCCTCGTGCCGCGTGGGGAACTCCATGTCCACCACTGTCAGCGGCCAGCCCGGCAGCGCCTTGGGCAAACTCTCATGCCCCTCCACTCGCAGAAACACCACGTCGTTGTACTCCCACGACTCGCGGAGGCCGGTGATCTTCATGCCCTCCGGCAGACACAGCCACTCCGCCAACTGCCCGTACGTCAGTCTGACGAGCCCAGCCTGTTTCGTCTGATCCATTCCAGCACCGCTCCTGTCACGGCTCCGCACGCCACGCCGAGTAGAAACACCACCATGTCCCAGCGGGAGTAGACCAACTCGCCGCCAGACGTTCCTAGAAACTCGACACCCATACCTGCACCGGGGGCCACATCTTCCGCAGCCGCAGCTTCACGATCACGTTCTTGCGACGGTACACCAACGCCACATACTTCGGCCCGTGCATGTAGCTGAACCCCTGCGGGATTATCTGCGCTTCATACAGCCTGTTCACGGCGTTCCCTTTCCCGACTCAACTCCGCACGGCAGATAACGCAGATGGTATCCCCCTCGGGGACGAACCGCGCGTTGTTGCCGCACCTCGTGCAGTCCTTCATACTCTCTCCGTCGCCACGTTCCGGCCGTGATACAACGTGCAGAACAAGTTCCCACTTCCATTCGGCGTGCTGACAAACACGACCTTGCTCCCCTTCTGAATCAGCGGGCTCACCGCCGTGTACACGCCGTCCTGATCATCCTGAAACGCGAACTCGTCCTCAACGAGCAAGCTGACGACCTTACCTCGCACCTTATCCGCTCCGCCGCTCAACGCCTGAATGATGCTCCCGTTGGGATACTGCATCCGCCCTTCGCTCGGCTTGTACTCCATCTTCAGCCAGCGGGGCAGGCTATCTTCGATATACTGACACCTTCCCTGAAATCCCCCCTGCGGCATGCACACCATCGCCACCGCGTCCTCCCACGCCTTCGTCTGCCAGTACACCGCCTGGTTCGACCGGCTTCGCGCGTGGTACACGCACCTCGCAGCAAGGATCCAACTGACCATCATCTGTCTGCTCTTCGCCACCACGACGCTCTGCTCCCGATCCAGCACGCCCCACAACTCCCTGATGTACTCCATGTCCACCGGGAAGGGCTTGCTACTCTGATTCGGGTCCGCTTCATCTCGCGTCTGGACGAACTTCAGCCAGAACAAACCATCCTTGCTACACTCATCCTTGATCGCCGCCGTGGTCTGCGTGTACAGCTTCGCGGCGTCCTTCTCGCTCACCCGGCCACTCTTGATGGCCTCGTTCAGCCGCTTCAACTGTTCCAGCAGATCAGGCATCACCAAGCACCTGCTGAAGGAGAACCTGTAGCGCCACCACTGGCGTCTTGTTCTCCCCTATCTGCTCCAACTCTACCTTCCTCGCCTCACCGCTAGCGCTCGCGGTCATCTTCTCAATCGCGTGCAAGCCTCTCATCGTCGCATCAAACTCTTTTCCATCCTCGGCCTGCACCTTCGCCCGTGCCATCTTGAACGCGCCCGTCAGCAACTCCCCGCCGCACTCCTCGAGAATCTTCTCTCGCACCTTCTGCCGCAACTCCAGCAGATCCTTCTTCAACTCCGGCTTGGCGAGGTAGTTCACCACCGTCCCATGACTCACGTCCAACTCCGCCGCGCACTGTGCCAGCGTGGCGCCCGCCGCCCGCATCATCAGCAACTTCCTGACCTTCTCGCTACTCTGCATGCTCCCCCGGCGCTGCATCACCGCCGCCCGGGCCTTGGCCATCCTCTGGGCAATCGTCTCGCGCTGCTCGGGGGTCAGCAGCGCTCGACGTTGCACCTTCTTCGCGTCACGCTCAGCTTGGGCAAGCCGCCGGCTAGCTTCGGCCAATGGCTTCTCTTGTATGGTTGGGACCGGCTCCGGGGCCTGCCCAGCTTCGCGCGTGTCGCTCATTTCCGTACTCTACACCTGATTAGTACCTTTGTCAACTCCCCCGGCCCGGGGCTCGCACGTAGCTAATTTTTCTGCTACAATAACAGCCCGACGGCTCGGGAGGAGGTGGTTTGATGCGGGCTATATGCCCGGCCCGGCCCTTTTGTGTCCCTACCGGCCTGCCGGGGGGGGGGCGGCGCTAGCAATTTGCGTGCCACCTGGTTGGCACAGCTCTTGCATGCGCTCGAGGCTCGCGGCGGCGTGGCATGAGAATTGCTACATGCAAAGCTGGTGCCATCCGCCGGCGAAGCGCTCCACACCTGTTGAGTGTCAGGATCCCTATCACTCGAGACCATCGACAGTGTCACGGTACGGACGGT